AAAGAGAGAGAGAGAGTCACTCTTGACCCAGAAGAGGCTCGGCGAAGGGTAGAAACTGAAGCGAGAGACCTCGCGGTCTCTGACGAAGCAAAACTAGATTCAGTTGTTTTAAAATACGGATCAAAGCAGGGGCTTTTACCTGATTATGATGTTGGTCTGATGAAAGCCATACCCGCCAACGAAAATTTCAACAAGGTCTTACAGCAAGTTCTAAAGGAGCAGCGATCCTTCCTTGAGTCAAAGGGCATCGATCCGATGCTGTACCCGAAGCTGCGGGTCATTTTAGATAAGGTTGACCCCAAAGGCGCAAAGTTACGAGCTGAGCAAGAGCAGCGTAATTTGCCTTCAGAGGGGCCATTTGTCCTCGACACCGACTCTTGGAACAAACTGGCTATTAAATACATCTTCAAGAAGGCCGCTGAAGAAGGCTACGACGGCGTAAGCTTTGCGCCAGCAGACGCGCACATTGATCGCTGGGGCGACAAAGGCTTGCGGGTTCAATACGATGAAAACATACCAAGGGCCATCGATAAGGTTTTCGGCAAAGCGCCCATTATCCCGTCCAACCGACCAGAAACAATGGAGGTGGACGGTTACGAATCCCAGATTTACCACCTAGACAACCTGACGCGGGACGGCGAAAGCATCTACGAGAAGATGAAAGACCCAACCACTATGTTTGGTTTTGCTCCACTGCCGTTGATGCTGCCGCAAGGTATCGCTGGTTTACAGGGCTTGTCTCCAGAGCAAGCAGAAGAGCAAGAGCGCAAGGTGCGCGAGCTTGAGCGCACATTCCCTGACGCTATGCCCAGCGAAAGCGCAGGCATATTGGGGGCGCTGAAGGGTGCAGGTGAGGTCGCTTATGAGGGCTTGTCTGACTTGGTTATTGAGCCGTTCATGGGCATGAGCGGTGCTGAAGCTGCATTTGAGATGGGTGCTACGCCAGAAGAGGCCGAAGAAGCTCGAAGAAGAGCCGCTGCGATGGTTGATTTTGAGACCTCATCACCGACAGGAAAGCGTTACAAAGAGGCTGTAAAAAGCGGTTTGGGCGCTCTAGGCGAGTATTTGATGGGTGAAGGCGAGATGGGTCGTACACGATCAGGTATGCCAATCGGCCCCAGCCGCGACCCAGCTCAGTTCTTGTTTCAAGAAGCTTTGGTTCCCGCAGCGGAAGCTGTGACTGAGGGTGCTTTGGGCATCATCGGCTTAGACCCAAGAGACACGGCAGAGATGGAGCGAGTTCGACAAGAGGCTGCTAGGCCGTTCATCGAAGCCATACAGCCTATTTAGCCTGTTTCACAAACTCCGCAGTCACCTTCACTTCGACTTCTTCGTCTTGGTGAAGGGCTTCGAGTATCACATCTTCAATTAGGTCTTCGAGCACATCTAGGTCGACCAGCGTCTTCACGCTGATCTCAGCTATCACCGTCATCTTTCGCATTGATCCCCCGTTCTTTTTTCCACAAGCGGATAATGTAGTCGGCTTCTGGCCCTGCGTCATGCTGAGAGTTAAGCACATGGCGGTAAAGCTTCATGGCTTTTTCGCTATCGGGTTCCAGCATCATGCGAAACGCGGCCATATCGAGTGTTTGGAAATACTTATCCATTGATTCCCTCCAGCTCCGCCAGCCACCAGTCTAGGTCACCGGCCTTGTACTCCTCAAAGGCTTGCTCGACCAGCTCTGGTTGGCCAAGGCGCTCAGCCTCGGCATTGATGGCGGCTCGCTGGGTTGCCCCGCGCTGCCAGACCTTGTGGTCATCGCTGTACTCGAAATACCAGTCGTGGTTGCGTAGCATTTCAATCAGCGTACTCATAGTCGCTTTCACTTGAGTCATGACGTTTTCAACTCGTCGGGACGCACAGCTTCAGCAGTTGCTCGTGCGATCTGCTTCATGGCTTCAAGCTCTAAAGCCTCATAAAGTTCTGGGCTGCGCTCTTTCAAAATTGAAAGCATTTGCTCACTTTTCTTTTTATAAACAATTCGACTCTTGGGCATTTTTTTCAATTGCTTACTAATCAGTGCGACTTTCTTGGCTGCTGTAAGCACTGAACCGAGTTCTTGAGCCGTATAACGCCGTATCCTTTTTAATTTTTTCAAAGTCCTGATGTCGTGATCTGCGCTAGTCGGAACTTTCAAACTGACAAGTGTGATGCTCTTAGCGATATTGTGCTTCCGTCGAAAGTCAGCGATTTGCTTTTCTAGTTCTAATTTCTGAACGATCAGCGCCTCGCGGTTGTAATCCGTTTCAAGTATGTGCCGCCCGTTGTCAACATATCCCCGCCGTGACCCGTGAGTCGAATACTGGGATGTGCGCTTCATAAAATCAGCCGCTTTCGAGTTATTTAGACTATGTGCCATAGCTCATGCCTCCGTTTTTTCATCATCCCTCCTGCCATGTCCGCCAGCTCGTCGGCGTCACCTATCTTGAAATCCATCATTCTTCCGCCCTTCGTCATTTGGTTGAGAGTCCTCGCATTTTGCGACGGTTTTTGCGGATATTTTGTAGCACTTTGAAACTCAAGCCTCCGTCTGGTTTCTCCCACGGCTCCCAATCTTCTTTATATTTCTTTTTGCCAAACGGCACTTGTTCGATTTCGCCACCGCGAGCTATGAACTCTTCTATTGTTTCTTTGTCATCCATCATTCTTCTTTCCCCGTAAAGTCAGCCAGCTTCTGCTCGATGCTAGTCCACCGCGCCTTCAGCTCAGCCTCTTCATCTTTGTCATGGCACTTGTACCAGAAGCAGGTGCCGATCAATCCGTTGACTCGGGGATCGTCTGCGCTGGCACGCATCAAGGTGGTGAGCAGCTCAATCTCCTCGTTAGTGAACTGGACGTATTGTGTTTTCAGCTTGGTCATCACGCCACCTCCTTCGCTGGTTCGATGAACGGATTGACTAAGGTGCGACGAAGTTCACGATAGATTGCCTTGAAGGCATCGCCGTGCGCCTTGCGATAGGTCTTTCTAAGGTAACGAGTGAACGGGCCGTACCGCATCTGGATGTGGTGCGCTACTTCATGGGCGACAACCGCCAACATGACAAGCTCTTTGTTCATAGTCTCGAACTCGCCTATCACGGGGTCTTTTGCAAACGATTTGTATTCGTTCAAAACGTACCAAGGTTGTGATCGTTTCAGACCTACTCGCGTTGGACTCCTCAAATGACGCACATCAATCGAAATGTGTGAGGCGCTACCGTAGCTGCGTTGATCACGATGCTTTGTCTTTACCTGAAGCCGCTTGATAGCTTCGGCATACACGACAGGCTTGCCTTGATACTCGACCTCATATTGCTTCTTGCAGATCTCCCGCAGGCACTGCTTTGCAAACTTCACGACGAGCTTGTGCTCGTCTGGTGTCACGTTTGGGCCGCGCTTTGATTTGATAGTCATTACAGCTCCCTCACATGGCGCATGTCAGCTTGGCTGATACGCACGTTGCCGAGGCTAGGAAACCTAGCGTGAGTCCATTTGGTGCCGACCTTGTAGATCCAGCCGTTATGGACACCAGTGTCGTGGTGATAGCTAACGGGCTTGAAGCCTCGATTGCGTACTTTGCGAACTGTCGCGTTTTTGATTTCGGATTTCATCACGTTCTCCGTTGTTGGTTTCCAACAGCTTACCACGCGCCGTGCCGATATGCAAACACCTGCACAAAAGAATTTATTCAAATAAAGTGTTGTACATCGACACGGATGCCCTTATGATGCAATTTCACTTACAGGAGAAACGTGATGACCGACAGAGAAATGACCGTTGAAGAGCAATTGCTACACTCAGACTGCCACAAGTTTTCTCGCTTGCATGTCCTGACCGCAGCGGAATCTATGATGCTGCCAGCCTTGTTTCGCAAGGGTGCAGCAGCAACCGAAGAGACGCTTGCTGCGTTTTCGCACAAGGCTTTGGAGATCAAGGAGCTTGGCGAGTATGTAGCGAACATGGCTCGCAAGCTTGCTGCCACCGAGGACGGCAAGAAGTTGTACGCAGAGTTTTTGCAGGAGGGCGCAGCATGAGCGCCCAAGCAAAGAAGGTGTATTACAACCGAGTGCGCCGCACTTGCCTGAAGCACAACATCGACATCGTGTACGATGGGATGCCCAAGGCGGTGTATGGCGTAGAGTTGGTCAAAGACGGTCAGGTGATGTTTGCTGACCGTAGTACCGATAATATGCCGCTGGACATCAATTGGCAGCGGCTGCATGAAGAGATGACTGACTATGGCTATT